AAAGTGGTTGGTCTCAGGAATGCGCGAAGCGCTGGCCAACGTGCCAGAAGATTACAACCGCTTCGTGTCAAGTTTTGAGGAAGCACTGGCAAGCGGCGTGTAATAATTGTTTGCACATCGACACGCTTTTTGCTATTATTCAGATGCAAGTTCAACAGGGAGGAAATTGTGATGAAGGGCATCGAAGGCGCAATCGAGTTCGCGCTTCATGCTCACGCTGGTCAGGTTGACAAGGGCGGGGCACCGTACATTACGCACCCGCTCCGAGTCATGGCCGCAGTTGATGGTGACGATCACGTCAAGATTGCGGCGGTTTTGCACGACGTTGTTGAGGATACCAAATCTACTGTCGGCGACATTGAGGAGAAGTTTGGTCTCAGGGTTGCGGAGTTGGTTTTGTTGCTCACTAGAGTCAAGGGTGAGAGCGATGATGATTACTACGCAGGGATTCTTTCTGATCCCGAAGCGATAGCCATCAAGCTGGCGGACTTGGCCGACAACATGGATGTGACTCGACTCAAGGTAGTTGGCCCAGCAGACGCTGAGCGACTTGAAAAGTACATTGCGCGACACGCGCTTTTATCAGGGAGAAAGTAATGACCACTTATTTTGATTACAACCTGCTCAAGAATGCTAATGACAAAGCCGTCAAGTTGGGATTCAATCGAGCAATAGAAGACGAGTTCTTTGAGGACATTGATCCAAAGACCTTGTTCCCCGTTGTCTTTGCCATGGACCATAACGATGGCGCAGAGATGAGAGTCCGATTTATTTACAACGAAGCAGGCGACGGTCTTTTTATCGATATGTTGCACGAAGACTTTCTTGCACTGCCGAATGCCAGTGGCGGCAACCCCTTCGCATGAGCGCCGCAGAGAAGAAGATTTTCTACAACCGCGTGCGGCGCACCTGCAAGTTACACGACATCGACATCGTGTATGAGGGTGTGCCGAAAGCCTACCGCTCGGTTTGTTTAGTCAAGGACGGCTACACGATGTTTGCAGATCGAGCAGAGGACTGGCGGCCACTGAACATTGACTGGAAGCGACTGCATATCGAGATGACCGACTACGGATTTACGGGCGGCATCAAGTGATCGTGAGGCCAGTCTTTGGCCAAGTTGGTCGAATTTATGGATATGTAAGGCAGGCGCATTCGGAGCAACGGTTTCCCGACCTTGTTGTTGAGAGGCAAAAAAAACTGATTACACAGTTTTGTGCAAATAAGTATGAACGCGCTGTGGATGAGTTTTTTGTCGATCACCCTTGCACGGGTACGGCCGATGTCTTGGATCGCGAAGGCTCGCGCGCCATGACTGATGTGGTTGATCAGCATGACGTAATTATCGCCACGCGCCTTGATCGGCTTTCTCAATCAGTGGATAACCTTTTGACAATTATTCCGCAATTACAAGAAGTCGGTGTTGATCTGTACTTTTGTGAGCAATTCGGCGATTTTCCTGTCGCCTACCGCAAGCCTGAGTCAATCAAGGGCTTTGAGCATCATGTGGATTTTTCTGATCAGATCCATCAGGTTTTTCTGATGGCGCTGAAGGCCGCAGAGGGTTTAGCTCGCGCGAGGAAGTTGGACATCATCGAAGATGGGCGGATGGAGTGGGCGGCGAAAGGATATTACTTGGGCGGCAGGTTGCCTTACGGCTACAAAACCGAGGGTGTCGAAATTGACGGCAAGATCAGAAAGAGGCTTTTACCAGATCCAGAGCAACAACGATGGATTGAGGTGATGAAAAAAATGCGGAAACGAAAGCTGTCTTATCATCAAATTGCGAAGCAAATGAACTCGTTACAGAAAGATCGCAAGTTTCATTACAAGTCAATTGAGCGCATTTTGCTCCCTACGCGTGGATTGCAGGCTGTTACTAAAGAATAGAAACGCTGTATGATATTGACTGCAAATTAACCGCACGAAATTTTTATGGCAAGCATTCAAGGCTGGGGCAGAGAGGCTTGGGGATCTGGGGCTTGGGGAGAGCAAGCGCCAGTAGAAGTGACGGGGCTTGCGATCACGTCGGGTCTAGGCAGTCCCACTCCTGCGGCAAATGCCGACGTTGCCCCCACGGGTCTGGGAGTCACCTCGGGCCTCGGCACCGCCAGCGCATTTAGCATCTTCAACGCAGAGGTAGCTGGGCTTGCAATAACTTCTGGCTTGGGCACCGCTGTCGCCTCAATACCCAAAAGTTTTGCTGTCACGGGATTGGGCGCTTCATTTGGTCTTGGTAGCGTAACTACCATTGCCCAAGCCGATATAACGGTCTCTGGGCTTGGGATCACATCTGGCCTCGGCACAGCTACGGCTCTTGAAAATCACGAGGTGCAAAATGGCTGGGGCAGAGAGGCTTGGGGATCTGGCCCGTGGGGGCAAGAAGACCCTGTAGAGGTGACAGGCTTAGCCATGACGGCTGGCGTCGGCACCGTTTCGATTACTCAAAACACCAATATCTCCGTAACCGGCCTAAGTTCTACTGTTTCTGTCGGCAGTGTTATTGCTTCAATTAGCATCGACGCGCCGGTTACGGGACTTTCCATGACTGCTTCGGTGGGGTCGATGTTTTTGTGGTTTCCGATTGATACTGGACAGACACCGAACTATATTCACGTTGCCACTGCTCAGTCTCCAAATTATACTCAGTTAGAGCGCTAAGAGGATTTTAAAATGCCAACCTATGTCAACGACTTAAGGCTCACAGAACTTAACACGGGTGAGGGCTCTGGAACGTGGGGCACCACCACCAACACAAATTTAGAGTTGATCGGCGAATCTTTGGGATTTGGAACGCAGGCGGCGTTTGCAAGTGACGCCAACGCGACCACCACCATCGCTGACGGCTCTACTGATCCCGCTCGTGCGATGTACTTTAAAGTCACGTCGGGAGCGACCCTCTCTGCTACGCGCGAACTTACCATTGCGCCAAATACTATTACTCGCGTGATGTACATCGAAAATGCCACCACGGGTACTCAGTCAATCACAATCAAGCAGGGGTCAGGCGGCACTGTTACCATCGCCAAAGGAAACTCGGCTATCGTTTATTTGGACGGCGCGGGATCGGGTGCCGCAGTTGTCGATGCCAATACTTCGCTGGCCGCGACCAAAATCGATGCGACTACTCTGGCAATCGGCGGGACGGCTGTTACATCGACGGCGGCGGAGCTTAATATCCTTGATGGCGTTACATCTAGTGCGGCGGAGTTAAATCTTGTTGATGGCTCAAGTGCGGGCACGATTGTGAACTCCAAGGGCGTTATCTACGGCTCTTCTGGAGAGGTGAACGGTACAACTTTGCAGATCGCGGGCACCTCAATCACCTCGACTGCCGCAGAGCTTAACCTTATCGACGGCTCTAGCGCGGGCACGATTGTCAACTCCAAGGCTGTAATTTACGGCTCATCTGGCGAAGTAAATGGCACAACCCTGCAAATTGCAGGCACGTCGATTACCTCGACTGCGGCGGAGTTAAACATTCTTGATGGAGTCACAAGCTCGACGGCGGAGTTAAACATTCTTGATGGTGTTACAGCAACTACAGCAGAACTTAACTACTTAGACATTACTACGCTTGGTTTGACGGCGGCGTCTAAGGCTGTAACTGCGGATGCAAACGGCGTAGTAAATTTTGATGCGGGTACTACAGATGACGTAAATACAATTACCTCTAGCTCTAATGCCGCAACAATTAATTTGCGACTTGGTAATGTTTTTGAACATGATCTTACTGAAAATGTCACATACACATTTAGCAATCCGGGCGCAAGCGGCACGGCTACGGTGTTTGTTTTAAAAATTATTCAAGGCAGTTCAGCTAGAGTAATCACATGGCCCGGAAGCGTAGATTGGTCTGGGGGTAGCGCCCCAACCCTCAGTACCGGAAATGATGATGTAGATGTTTTTGTGTTTTTTAGTATTGATGGCGGTACGACCTATTACGGCTTTACTGCGGGTCAAGATTTAGCATGAGTAATGTATCTAAGTTAATAATGATAGAGGAGTCTGAAGTGGCTAGAGGAGAATCAGTTTACGTTGTGCCGGGGTCACATAGCTGGACTTGCCCTGTGGGGGTTACGTCTGTTTCCGTGGTTTGTATTGGTGGCGGTGGTGGTGGTGCCGCTAACTGTGCTGGCGGCGGAGGTTTGGGCTACAAAAACAATTACTCTGTGACGCCCGGAAGCTCATACACCGTGGTTGTTGGTGGAAGAGGGCTAGGTGGAACCATTGGAAGGGGCGACGGCCAAGATGGCGGAGATTCTTACTTTGTCAACACATCTACAGTGGTTGGTCGTGGCGGCACCGGCTCAGATCAGTCAACCACTAGCGATAACCCTGCTGGCGGTACATATACAGGTGATGGCGGCGGCAATGGTGGCGCTGGCGATGTTTATGGCGGCGGCGGTGCAGGTGGATACGCTGGAAATGGTGGCACAGGAGCTGATGGCACTGGAGGCTCCGGCTCTGGTGGTGCAGGCGGCGGTGGAACTGGCGCGATTGGCGCAGGCGGAGGCGTCGATTTCTTGGGTCAAGGCTCTAACGGCGCAGGCGGCTCAAGTGGAAGCGAGCAGGGCAAAGGTGGCTCTGGCGGCGAAAATGGGCAACCTCCGCCCGTAAACTATTCCGGCGCAGCAGGCGGAGTGTTTGGCGGCGGTGGTGCCAGAGTGGATTCGGGAACCACTAACTTTAGCGGAGGTTCTGGCGGTCCCGGTGTTGTAAGAATTATTTGGCCGGGAGATGGGCGCACGTTTCCATCAACAGATGTCAGTACGCCGTAAGGAGTAATAAATGTATTTTGTAAAATTAAACGCAGAAAGCCAACCAGCAGAATGGCCTGTGACTTTTGATAGGGTTCGTGTTGATAATCCAAATACTTCATTTCCTAAAGATCCAACAAATCTTGATTTATCCTCGTATGATTTTGAGCCTTTTGCATTTTCAGATAAACCTGACTTTGACGATTATCTTCAAAACATAGTAGAAGTTGCTCCCGTTTTAACTGATGGAGTTTGGGTGCAGTCGTGGTCTGTTACAGAAAAATATTCTGAATCTGCAAAAACGCAAAAAATTTCTGAGCGTGATGCGGCTAATTTAGAAAAAAAGAAATCTTTAGAAAGGTCAAAAAGAAATAACTTATTAGGCGAAACAGACCACTACGGGTTGTCTGATGTGTCTATGACAGAGGCTATGACGGCCTACAGACAGGCGTTACGTGACGTACCACAGCAAGAAGGATTTCCACAGACTATCACATGGCCTACAAAGCCTTAATAATGCTTGAAAACAATTTTTTTGTATTTGGTTCTGGATACTTACGTTCACACTTGGGCCATAGGGAGCAGGACTCGCCTTAAAACTTACAAGATGTGCGTCTACAGGGAGATTGAGGGAAACCCCGAGAAGACGTGGACTTTTTATTTGGATTTTCAGACAGGGAGATGTGATCCGTATGTAATACATAGGGTGTCTGATGATCGATCCAATCTCCGCCGTGGCGGCCGCTAGTCAAGCCTACGCTGGCGTGAGGGCGTTTATCGAAGCAGGCAAAAGCATTGAAGATACCTTCCAAGTCGTGGCTCGCTGGCAAGGCCATGCGTCAGATGTAGTCTACGCAAGTGAGCGTCATAAAAAAAAGGCAAATCCCTTCAAAAAGCTGGTGTTTTCTGGATCTGTAGAGGCTGAAGCGGCTGAGCTTTTTGCTCACAGGAAACGCATTCAAAATCAACGAAAAGAAATAATCCAGCTTTTGCGATATGCCTATGGAAATGAAGGCTTGGAAGAATACCGAGCTTGCATGAAGGAAGTTCAAGCTCAAAGGCAACGTGAAGTTTACGCCCAGCAGGAAACCAAAGACAATTTAATCAAGTCTTTTTGGATTATTGTGCTCTTGGGGGTTGCTGGGGGCCTCATCAACGTCATTGTAAGAGCAGTCACAAATAAGGGTGGGTAATGAGTAGCGACAGAATAGAGGCTTTTTTGACAACTGCGGCAATTTCTACAGGGCTCCTTGCGGTGATTTTAGTGGGCTTGATTTGCGGGGCGATTGCTTGGATTATATAAGATTACACTGATAGTATTGTGGTAGGTCGGCAAGGCTTAACAAGGGAGCGCCACATGAAGCATACTTTTGCATTGTTTTTTACAATCTTTTCTCTAACCGCCGTTGGGCAAACGGTGATTTATTACGAAGACGGTTCTGTCTATACCGTCAAGCCGAACGAACGAGTTTATGTGGAAACGGCCAGTACTCTTTACACAAAAACTGGTTATACAAACGGTAATGAGTTCTTTACAAACCGAAAACCAAACGAAAAGATTGATTATGAGGCGCAACCATACGATGACGAAGAGCCGGGCTCAACGAAATGGTGCGAGGAGTACGGACCGTATCTTTATTCGAATGGATATACTTGGGATGATCAAATTTACCTTCGCGCCTGTGACAGGGGTGATGACTGATGGGGGAAGATATGAAGCAAGTTGTTGATACTGTCTCCGTAGCAACCGCTGTCGGCACAATCTCCGCAATCTTGCCCCCCTTGGCCGCGCTTTTTACAATTGTTTGGACTTTCATAAGAATTTGGGAGACAGATACGGTGCAAGATCTTTTTGAGAAAAAGCGGAAGCGGGATGCGAAGGGGCGTTTCATCTCTGAGGATGATGACTGATGCTCGAAGCCCTGATAGCTCCGGTTACTGGACTTCTTGATAAGTTCATCCCCGATGCAGACGAGCGTAACCGCTTAGCCCACGAGATTGCCACCATGTCGGAGCGTCATGCTCACGAATTGGCGAAGGGCCAAATTGAGATCAATAAGGCCGAAGCAACGCACAAATCGATCTTTGTAGCTGGCTGGCGTCCGGCAACCGGCTGGTGCTGTTCAATCGCATTAATGTGGCATTTCGTGCTACAGCCATTGGCTACCTTTGTAATTGCTTACACGGGGGTAGAAGCTCCGCCGCTTCCCGAATTTGATATGGACAGTCTACTGACGGTGCTTCTCGGAATGCTCGGTCTTGGCGGGTTACGCACCTTCGAAAAGACTAAGGGGATTTCCAGAGAAAAATGATCACGCCAGAAGTTCTTGATCGGTGGAGAGTGTTGCCTCGACTGGTCATGCTCGTAATGATCGTGATGACTTACAGAGTGGTCGAGTGGTTTATGGATTTATCTGACCCCAATCCAGAACAAGCGGCCCTAGTCAGCGTTATGACAGGGGCCCTTACCGGCGCTTTCGGGCTTTTTCTGGGGTCTGGCAAGAAGGAATAATGCACACCTCACAGGAAGGCATTGATCTCATCAAGCACTTTGAGGGCTGTGAGACAAAAGCCTATCAATGTAGCGCTGACGTATGGACTATTGGGTATGGCCATACTTTATGCGTTAAGGAAGGCGACAAAATCACCGAAGAAGAGGCCGAATCTCTTCTTGAAGAGGATCTTTGCGACTTCGAAAAGCACGTTGACCGGCTTGTCACGGTCAGTTTAAACCAAGATCAATTTGATGCTTTGGTGTCTTGGACGTTCA